CTACGGCAGTGCTGGCCATTCAATATCCTGTGCAGTTGACGTATCAACACGGTTCAGCAATACCCGATACTTTTTCCATGCTTCCAGCAACGAGATTTCTTCCTCCGTTGCAATTTCCAGATCTGCAGCATCCTGAAGCGGCGCAATATGCTCACTGGCTACCTGCATCAGGTTGTTTTTTGTTTCTTCCGCCTCCCGGATCCGGAACAGTTTTTCTGCTTCCGTATCCTTCACCCAGGCTGTGCCGTTCCACTTCTGAAACTCCCCTTCCGGCGATAACCAGGTAACATTTTCCGGTAACGGACCGAGTTCAGAAATAAATAACTCGTCCCCTGACGCTACGTCATAAACCGTTTTCCCCCGATGGTCTTCAACGAGATGCCACGATGCCTCATCACTGTTGAAAACAGCCACAAAGCCAGCAGGAATATCTGGTGGTGCAATATCGGTACTGTTTGCTGGCAGACCTGTATGAGGCGGAATATATGCGTCACCTTCACCAATAAATTCATTAGTTCCGGCCAGCAGATTATAAATTTTTATGGTCCGTGCTTGTTCACTCATTCTGAATGCCATTATGCAAGCCTCACAATATAGTTAAATGCGATGTTTTTGACGGTGTTTTCCGCGTTACCCGCAGCGTTAACGGTGATGGTGTGTCCATGTGAACCAATCGCAACGGAGTGCGTATGCGCACCAATACCTACAGTATGTGCATGTGCGCCAGAACTTGCTGCAGTACCAGACAGCGAGTGGGTATGAGCACCTGCTGACTGTGTCTGAATACGTTGATAATACGATCTATAGGAAGAAGTCTCCGGGCTTACTTGATACTGTGAATTCTGGACATAAGTGAACCCACCGCCATCATAAAATGCTAACGCAGAACCGCCGCCTCCTGGCCAACGAATACCATTACCATGAGTATGAACACCGGCAGACCCCGTAGAGCCACTCAGACTGTGCGTATGCGCCCCGGTGTTATTCGTGGATTTAGTGCCGTAATCAAACGACGATGTGGTTTTCGTCCCCAAATCCGTACTGGATGCGCTGGCGCTGTGGGTGTGCGATTTTATGCCGTCCTGTTCCTGAGACAATACGGCCCGGCCACTAGCGGGTTTGCCCTTGATTGTCCAGCCGCGCATATCTGGAATAACACCTGAAGGATAGGCAATAGCCAGTTTCGGATATGCTGCCTTATCAAACGTCTGCCCCTGCATGATCGCATAACCTGCAGGTGGTGTATCTGATGGCCACGGCAGCGGAACACCTGGCGGAAACGCTTCAATATTTGCCGAGCCGTCAAATTTTACGCCGTTAATTGTCCTTGCAGTTTGCAATTTGGTTGCTGTGCTTGCATTACCCGATAAAGATCCAGTGATACCACCACTCGCGTTTAATTTAGTTGCAATTGTAACATTGCCAGTATGGTTACTAATTATAAACGGCCTTAAGCTATTGTGCGTACCAAGACTGTTACCCGAATCTGTCAACATAAAATATGTGTTTGATCCATCATTTCGGATAAAGAATCCATAGTTGCCATAGGCAATACGCAGACCATTTGCTGACCTTGAAATAACCTCACCAGCAGCAGTTAAACCACCTGAAAGAGTCCCTCCAGTTAATGCCAATGCCCCAATATTTGAAGGGGTCAATGTGATATTTGCACTACCATCAAATGACACACCGTTAATCGTTCTGGCTGCCTGAAGTTTCGTGGCGGTCGCAGCATTACCTGTAGTGTTTTGATTACCGGTAGCGTTGACTCCAGGCAAGTTGATATCTGCCGATCCATCAAATGCCACGCCCCCAATCTTACGTGCTGTCTTGATCTTGGTCGCAGTATCTGCGTTTCCGGTCAAATTACCAGTAACACTACCACCAACTTTTAGTCCATTACCGATGGACACCAACCCTGATCTTAAGTTTATAGAGAATGGTCTTAATGAACCGATGTCTCCATTTTCCCCCTCCCCTTCATTAGTCGGAATAAGATGAAGATGATCTTCGGAACGCCTAAAAATAAGGCCAAAGGCTTGGTTGAATATTCGAAGAGCATTTATCGTGCTGATTTTTAACTGCCCTCCCATTGTGTCGCCAGTTTTTTGAACTGAACTATCTTTAACAGTTTTAACTGCCTTTGGCGTTGCCGCCAGCTTTTCACTGGTGCTGTTTGTTGCACTGCTGAGCTGTACTATCCCCTTTTTCGTCGTGCTCGCATCCTCCAGCGCCACGGCGGATGCAATATCCTCTGCCCGTTTTGCTGCTGTCTCGGCGCGCGTTGCCGCGGATTCAGCAGCAACTTTGCTCTGAGATGCAGCCGTCGCACTGCCTGCCGCCTCTGATGCTTTCGTTGTTGCTGTCGTGGCACTACCTTTCGCTGCTGACGCTTGTCTGGTCGCCTCATCTTTTGAAGCAGACGCAGATGATGCCGATGACGCCGCTGAACTGGCTGACGATGCGGCTGCCGCCTTAGAGGAAGCAGCATTGTCTGCTGAAGTCTTTGCATTTGTTTCAGAGGTTTTTGCTGCAGAAGCAGACCTCGCTGCTGCAGTGGCTTGCTCAGTGGCTTTGCCAGCCTTCGTTGTGGCTGTTGAAGCGGATGATGCGGCGCTTTCTGCCGATTTTCCGGCGGCGGTGGCACTGGCTGAGGCCTGCCCGGCACTTGTTGACGCGGCACTGGCAGATAATGCAGCCGCTGTTTTTGAACCTGCCGCAGCTGAGGCGCTCTGTCCCGCTGCTGTTTCAGAAGACTTAGCGTTCGTCTCGGACGTTTTTGCCGCCTTCGCGGAATTTCCTGCCGCCGTTGCCGAGGAAGCTGCACTACTGGCACTTGATGATGCATTCGTTTCTGAAGATTTCGCTGCCTCTTTTGAGGCCGCCGCACCCCGTGCCGAGGTGGCAGCTTCTGACGCCTTCGTGGTCGCTGTGGATGCAGAAGTGGCTGCCGATTTTTGTGATGCTGCGGCATTCGTTTCTGACGTTTTCGCGGCACTGGCGCTGGTAGCTGCCGCGCTTTTTGATGACTCTGCAGCAGCAGCACTTTTTGCTGCTTCACGGGTCTTTGTCGATGCCGTTCCTGCGCTGGAAGACGCTGACTGAGCCGACGACGCGGCCTGTCCGGCTGACGTGCTGGCGGCACGTGCTGAGGCTGCAGCATCGGTTGCATGAGTTGCCGCCTCGCTGGCTGATGCACTGGCATCGCTGGCTGATTTTTTCGCGGCTGCCGTATTCTGTGCAACCGCGGAGGCGTTACGTGACACCTCTTCCACCATCTGCTCAAAGCGGCGCAGTGCCTCCGGTCGGACATCATCCTCCGTCATGGCACCGAGAAAATCATTCAGCGTACCTGATCTGGAACCTTCATAGACGGTAATGGTCCCGGCATGTGAAGGCGGAAAACCTTCAACCAGCAGGGTGACGCTGTACTGGCCATGCTCAACATCCATGCTGTAACGTCCGGCTTCATCCGGATTTTCAGAGGCCACCGTGTTCACCACCACCGTGCTGCTGGTTCGTCTGGCCTTCAGCACAATGGTGCAGTTCTGTACTGGTTTTCCTGTGCCATCTTTAAGCACGCCAGAAATTTTTACTGTCATACTTTTCCACCAATAAAAAAAGCCCGCAGCAGTGACGCCACGGGCTTCAGGACAGTGTAACTTTACGTTTCCTCAAACGCAGTTCACCCCATAAGGTGGATGAACCTGCGTATCATAACAATATTTACAGAAGATAAATCGGCGTCTGTTGTCAGAAACGGTATCCGATACCAACAATAAATGCATCCGTTCGCCAGTCGCCACTACCGGAACCTTCATAAGCAAGGTCAATGGTCACGGATTCGGTCGGGTTAAACTGCACGCCAGCCCCCCACGCCAGAGACGTGTTGCTGTGGCGACCGTCATCACTTCCGGTCAGCACATCNTGCGTTTTCCCCTTGNTGTCAGTTACGCGGAGATAATCCCCGGAGAAAGTCGACACACGGCTGTAAGCCACACCCNCCATCGCATACGCGCTGAACCATTCATTCACGCGTACAGACGGCCCCGCCATCACGCTGAACCAGCGGTTACGCACGGAATCTTCATGCCAGCGGGTATCGCTGTAGNGCGTTTTTTGCTCATCCTCAGCATTGGCATAACTGAAGGACGTAATCAGCCCCAGCGCGTCCGTAAACTCATAACGGTATTTCACGTTAATCCCGTTCAGATCATCACTACCGGGAACGTTCGTCGAGGCATGGAGATACCCCGCGCTCAGCGTGGACTGATGTTCTGCTGCACTCGCTGGCGTAGCAGCGGCGACCTGCCAGACTACTGCGGACAAAATAACAGCACATAATTTACGCATAATTACCTCTCGCTTTTCTGCAATAAAAAAGGCGCCATTTCTGGCGCCCGTATCTGGGTTATAAAATTCAGCTAATCGTGATGCCTGCAGTGGCTTTCTTCATCACCACAACCAGCAAATCGCTGATACTTGCTGTGGGATACCAGTTATTTACCAGCCATGCTGACACCGAAAACTCCAGTGTCATGTGACCGTGACCGGCAGGCATATCAATAACACCACTGTAAATCAGCGTATTATCCAGCGCGGTACGGTTATAAATTTCAGCACCGTTTTTCCGCACTATCAGACGGCATGAGGAGTAAATATCAGTATGCTCTNTCTCATGTTTAGCGCCGCTGAATGCCACCGCCGGAATAACAATCTGCCGGTCAAACGGCTGATCGTCATAAANCCTGACGGTAATGGTNCCTGATGGCCACCGNTCCGGTGCACGGGAGTCCCGGGGGAAAGCTTTGCCCACTGTTTTAACGAGATCGCCTTCAATCTGGTTCGCGGACANTTTTCCCAGAACCCGNCAGTTCTCGTTAATCGTGACGTTGTTGAGCGTCCCGGAGTTCGCATTCACGTTACCGCTGATATCGGCATTTTTCGCCGTCAGCCGCCCGTCCGGTGTCAGGGAAAATGCCGGAGGATTACCGCCGCTGGTAATGGTGGGAGCCGTCAGATATTTCAGGAACACTTCATTCATAAATATCTGATCGCCCTGACCAACAAACATCGGCTTTGTGTTGCCATTCGCAGGATTAATCATCGCAATCCTGTCTGCCGCCAGCAGCACCTGACTCTGCATTCCTGCTGGCGTATTCTCAATACCGGCACCGATACCCGCAATATAAAGGCGTCCGTCCTGCATCTGCTGCAGTTTCACGGCCCACATGCTGTTCAGGTTATTATTTGTATCAACCTGAACTTTCTGTATCTGCTGGATTGCCGCACTCTGATTTTCCAGTTTTTTATTGACGGTCTGCGTGATTTCATTGCTGACATTCGTAATGGACGTCCTGATTTCAGCCAGGTCCGGCGCAAGCTGACCGTTATCAATCTGCGTCCACAGCTCCTGGGCCAGATGTGTTTTCCCGATTTCTCCTTTGAAAAAATCCAGGTAACCTTCCGCATCATCGCTCGCCCGACCGACAGCCTCCACGAATGCCGATTTGCCAACAGTATTCACACTGCGGATATAAAAATAATAATCATGGCCCGGTTTGATATTGATACTGGCAGCTATCCAGTACAGCGCCGAGCCAAGATAGCGGGCTGCGGTTTCAACCTGCCTGATATCCGCAATCCGCTTTTCCGAGAACCAGAACTCAAACTGTACCGTCGGGTCATAAACGGCAAGATGTGGCGTTGCGGTTATCTGAAAATAGCCCGGCGTCAGCTCAATCCGCGACGGTGCTGCCGGTGCGGTAATCCGGAAGGTGGTGGTGGCAGGTTCACCCTGCTGGCCATAGCTGTTTATCGCCCGCACCGTCAGGGTGTATTCCCCGAGCGGCAGGCCGCTGAAACGGTGCTCCGTGTCTGCGGTGATGGCGGTGGTCACCAGTCTGGCATCCGTTCCCTTACCACTGGTCAGGCGCAGACTGAAGCGCACACCCTTCACCACCCGCGGCGTGTCCCATTTCGCCTGCGCCAGATACTGGCCGTCAGCTGCGCTCACCTCCACCGTCAGGTGCTGCACTGCCGGTGGGATNACGCTGTTCAGGGANCCTGACTGCGGCTCAAAGCGGGCNCCGTTATCCACGATGGCTTCTTTTTCCGGTACGTGCTGCACCGCCGTGATGGCAAAGGTGCCGTCCGTGTTTTCCCGGATGGAGACACAGCGGAACAGGCGACGGCGCAGTGACGGCAGGGAGAGTCCCCACACCCCGTATGTCTCCACACCATCAGGCAGGGTACTGACCTGTATCCGGTCCGGCGCGGGGTGTGCGGTGATGTCCACACTCACCGGCTTACCGCTGCCGTTAATCAGGTTCACCGCCGATGTACCTGTCTCCGGCAGGGTAACCTCACGGTCCAGCGTCAGGGTGCGGGTGGCAGCATCAATGGACAGGACACGTCCGCCGGTCAGGGTCCCGGCATAGTCATTATCACAGATTTCAATNATGTCACCGGGTGTGTGCCGCAGCCCCTGAGACCCGAGCGTGAAATCCACCGTCTGCGTTTCCAGCAGTTCGGTCTTTATCACCCACAGTCCGGCACGGTGGGCCTGACCGCGGCTGGTACAGCCGAACGCGTCCATCTTCAGCAGGTTGCGTCCGTAGCGCAGTATGGCTTCCGGGTCTTCCACCAGTTCCGTGGAGGTCTGCCAGCCGTTCTGCGGGTCGGTGTAATTCACCTCCACCGCCGTGTGCCGGTCCTTCAGGGCACTGAAGCTGTAGCGGAATCCCACGCCGTTATCATCCACCACCACATCGCTGTTGGTGTACGGCCACACCACATCCGACGGGCGGTCCTGAACGAACGTCAGCGTCTGACCGTTCCATACCGGCATACAGCGCATCGCAGAGCAGAAATCACTGAGAACGTCCCACGCCTTACGCTGTTGTGCCAGGTACGCATTAAAGGTCATCCGCGGCTCGGTCCCCCCGAAACCATCCGGGACCGTCTGGTCGCAGTACTGCCCGATGGCATACAGCGCCCACTTGTCCACATCCGCCGCCCCCAGACGTTTTCCCATGCCGTAGCGCGGGTGAGTCAGCATGTCCCACAGACACCAGGCCGGGTTGTTGCTGTATGCCGGTTTCAGNCTGCCGTCCCAGATACCACTGTACGTGCGTTTTTCCGGGTCATAGTTTGACGGCACCTGGATGATGCGACCGCGGATATGGTAGTTCACCGTCATCTGCTGGCCGCCGAACTGCTCCGCATCCACCTGCAGCCCCACAATGGCCGTGTTCGGGTAGCACTGTTTCACATCGATGATTTCGGTGTATGACGACCACAGCGTCTTATTCTGCAGCTGGTCCGTGGTGCTGTCCGCCGTCTCCCTGACCATCCGGATGTTAAAGGGCCGGGGAGGCAGATTATCCAGAATCACCGAGGCCAGGAACTGCGAGGTGGTCTTGCCGTTAATGGTGACATCCTTTTCCGTCACCCAGCGGCCATTACGCTGTAACTGAATCAGAATCCGGACAGAGGAAGGATTACGGTCGCCCTTTGACGTGGTCTGCACCAGTGACTGCACCCCGAAGGTAACCCGCAGGCGGTCAATGTTCGCGGACGTAATGGTGCGCGTCACCGGTTTTGCCTTCGTCACTTCCACGCCCAGTCCGGTTTCAGCNCCGGAGGACTCAAAGCCTTCCGGTGGTGTCTGCTCCTGCTCCCCGGCGCGCCAGACCGCCGTCACACCGTGTATCACGGGATTNCCGTCCGTGTCCGTCAGNGGGGTTTTGTTCACCAGAATACTCTGCAGTCCCTTCACCGGACCTTCTATCGGTCCCTCACCAATCGCATCAATCACGCTCATCATCTGCGTGGATTTGAGATTATCCTTCGCCTCACGAGGCGTGTGTGCCTTACCGCCACCTTTTCCCATACAGCCTTCCCCTGAATAAATTAACCGCCACTTGCCATTCCGTACAGAAGTCGGATATCCTTCGCCCGAAAAGCATGAAACACATTTCTGCCATGCTAAAGAGAAACCCCGGTATCAGCAGATACCGGGGTTTTCTTTCATGCCCACCGATAATCCTGTTGGTTAAAACCGGTAATGGCATAAAAATTCTGAATATCTTCACATTTTCACAAAATCCCTGTGGCACTTATAATTTCTCTGCGTTAATTTTTTTTGTCGTGACATAAGAATAATTCCTTACACTTAATCTTCGTAACTCTCCCGCAGTTCCTGTCCGCGATCACTGCGGGATTTTTTTATTCTTTTTACCCCTGCCGCCCGATAACCACGACCTTTCCGCCCCCGCCTTCATCACGGGTGCTGATGTCCTGGGATATACGGCGGGAGCCAACCAGCATTTCCCCGTAAGGCACCGGCATCGGGTTCCCCTGGGCAATCATGTTATCCAGTGAGGAAAAGTACGTGTTCTGTCTGCCGTTATCCGTTGCGCGGTAATCCGGTGTTTTTGCCTTCGGGGCCAGCATCTGGGCCACACCGCCCAGAATCATGCTGGCTCCAAGTGAAAACAGCATCGTGGTGGCAGAAAAACCACCGGCTGCCAGGGCTGAACCCCATAACGCCATTGATGCCCCGGCAGTGAAGAAAGAGCCCACGATGGCTGCCGCCCCCAGCACAATCTGCAGTCCACCCTTTCCGGCCCCGGCCAGTCGCGGCACAATATGGATGACCGTTCCCTCACCCAGCTGTTCGTGAAGACGGGCGTACACCGCCTCCGGTGCCGTGTCATAACCGGCAATACGTATCTGGTACCAGCCTTCGTTCATCTGACGGCGAAAGCCCGGCACCTGTAACGACAGCGCCCGGATGGCTTCCGCTGCCGTGTTCACATACAGGCTGAGGCGGCGGCCAAATCGTTGTAAATCCCCGTGAAGGCAGATGCGTGCCAGTGGCGGTGACGCCAGACAGAATGCGTTCGTCGTTGCCAT